GAGCAGAGTGTATCCGAAAGCAATCTGAGCGAAGCAGTTATTGACGATCTACGTAAGATTGTCAAGACTAAACAAAACAAAAGAATTAAACTCGGCGATGGCACTCAACCACGCATTGACATGTTCACAGCAAGCGCATTAGTACAAGTACATGATGCGTTAAACGGCTCTAATCAAAAGAAGTTTGCTGACGCTATTGGCAAGAACGAAAACATGTTCATGAAAATGGTTGACTTCGCTTTCAGTAAGGCGAAGAAATAATGTCACTACTAATTAAAGAAATCGTTGAAGACGTACAATACATCTCAGAAGACATCCTGGATGAAGAGGGTAATACTAAAGGTAAGAACTACTTTATCGAAGGTATTATCATGCAAGGTGACATACAGAATCGTAATGGTCGTGTCTACCCTAAAGAAACATTAATACGTGAGATGAATCGCTACAACAAAAACTACGTTGAAGCGAAACGTGCTTACGGAGAACTTGGTCACCCAGCTGGACCAACTATCAATTTGGATCGTGTCTCTCACATGTTCACAGAACTAAAAGAAGACGGGTCTAATGTAATCGGGCGTGCCAAAATTATGGAAACGCCTATGGGTAAAATCGTGAAGAGCCTAATCGATGAGGGTGCTAATTTAGGCATTTCGTCTCGTGGTATGGGTTCTATCAAAAAGAACAAGCAAGGTATCATGGAAGTCCAAAACGATTTCATGCTTGCTACAGCAGGAGATATCGTAGCTGATCCCTCTGCACCAGATGCATTCGTTAAGGGTGTAATGGAAGGTGTTGATTGGGTCTATGATGTTGCGTCTTCTACATGGACAACAGCTAACGCTTTTGATCGTATAGAAGAAGAGATTAAAGAAATTGCGAAAGTCGATCCTCGTAAGTTGGAAGAGCAGGCAGCCGTAATCTTTGAAAAGTTTATCAAATCACTGTCGAAAACATGATTATTATAAATATAGAGAACAATATTACTTGTTAAAGGAGAAGTCAAATGAGTGAAGAACTAGAAAACAAGCTAGATTTGGAACTTGACGAAGCTAAGGCAACTGGAGAGGATTCTGAAAGTGCAGATCCTGTAACACCAGCTGGCGGAGCGGCGAAGGGTAAAAATCGTAAAGCTGATAAAAACCAATCAGTAGATCCTAAAGCGGATACAGTCAAAGATGACGGTCCATCTAAAGGAACTAATGACACTGGACTTAAAGAAGCTTTTGCTGGTCTTTTCGAAGGTCAAGAGCTTTCAGAAGAATTTAAGACAAAAACCGTAGCAGTCTTTGAAGCGGCTGTACACGAAAAAGTGCTGGTACAAAAAGCGGCATTAGAAGAGAAGTTTGAAGCGGATCTAGCTGAACAAGTCGAAGCTTCCGTAGAAGATTTGGTAGAGAAAGTAGACTCCTACCTTGATTACGTTATTGAAAACTGGATGGATGAAAATTCTGTTGCAGTGGAATCTAACATCAAAGTAGAAGTTGCAGAGTCCCTACTAGATAGCCTAAAAGGTCTGGTTGTAGAGCATAACCTTTCAATCGATGATGTACAGCGTGATGCTGTAGCAGAGATGGAAGAAAAGCTTGAAGAGTCAACTACTAAATACAACGAAGTTGTAGAAGAAGTTATGGCGCTTAAAGAAGATAAAAAGCAACTAGAGTTAGCAGATGCATTCAAAACTATCTCTGAGGGTCTTACAGATACTCAGGTTGAAAAGCTTGGTGTTCTAGCAGAAGGAGTATCTTTTGAAACAGTAGAAGATTACTCTGTTAAACTAGAAGCTATCAAAGATAACTATTTCACTGAATCAGTTGCACCAGTTGCAGATGAGACAGAACTTCTTGAAGAAGAAGTTGAGGAAGAGGCATCTAAGCCAGCTATTGATCCTGCCATCGCATTATACGCCGATAGCATTGGTCGTCTTGCAAAATAAGTTTTTTATAAATACTAAAAGATAAAATCTCAAAAGGAGAATTCAGATGAGAAACGAAGAACTAATGAAAAAGTGGGGCCCAGTGCTTGAGCATGAAGCACTTAACCCAATTTCAGACAAGCATCGTAGTGCTGTAACGGCTACTTTGCTAGAAAACACCGAGACTGCTCTCAGAGAGGGTAACTCATATTCACCGCAATCACTTTTGTCAGAAGCAGAAGTAGGACCGGTTAACCACACAGGCGAAATGCAATCTTACGATCCGGTACTTATTTCCCTAGTCCGTCGTGCGATGCCTAACCTAGTTGCATACGATATTGCTGGCGTTCAGCCAATGACTGGTCCAACAGGACTGATCTTCGCAATGCGTTCAAACTACGTTGATGGTGCAAACAACTCTGTTAAGACTGAAGCTTTCTACAACGAAGCTGACACAGACTTCTCAGGTGCTGGTACGCACTCTTCAAACGCTCCAGGTCAAGCATCAGTAACAACTGGTACTGGTATGGGAACTGCCGCCGCAGAACAACTTGGTTCTACAGGTGGTGGCGATTTTGGCGAGATGTCTTTCCAAATCGACAAAGTGTCTGTTACTGCGCAATCACGTGCGTTGAAAGCAGAGTACACAACTGAACTAGCACAAGACTTGAAAGCAATTCACGGTCTTGACGCTGAAACAGAACTAGCGAACATGCTATCGGCTGAACTGCTTGCAGAAATCAACCGTGAAGTAATTCGTACAGTGTACAACTCAGCAGTAGCCGGTTCTGCCGATACAGCATCCGCAGGTACTTTCAACTTAGATGTTGATGCTAACGGTCGTTGGTCAGTAGAGAAGTTCAAAGGCTTGATGTTCCAGATCGAAAAAGAAGCTAATGCGATTGCAAAAACTACACGTAGAGGCAAGGGTAACATCATCCTATGTTCATCTGATGTAGCATCTGCACTTCAAATGGCTGGTGTACTAGATTACACTCCTGCTCTGAACAGCAACAACTTGAACCCAGATGATACTGGTAACACTTTCGTAGGTGTACTTAACGGTCGCTTCCGTGTGTACGTAGATCCATATGCTGGCGCACAGTACATGGTAGTAGGTTATAAAGGTTCTAGCGCATTTGACGCTGGTATCTTCTACTGCCCATATGTACCGCTACAAATGGTACGTGCAGTTGGTGAGAATAGCTTCCAGTCGAAGCTAGGATTCAAAACTCGTTACGGCATGGTTGCAAATCCATTTGCACCAGGTGCGGCGGCGGGTACAGGCGCTCTGACAGCAAACGCAAACGTTTACTACAGACGCTCTATCATCACCAACCTTCTATAATAAGAAGTCAGAACTGACGGGAAGTCAGTGAACTGAACAGATTAGGGCGTTCTTCGGAGCGCCCTTTTTTTTGACTATAAATAGTATTGTAGATTAAGTGAGGACAAAATGAGCCAATTACAAAACTTTCTCAATCCTAATGAGTTTCGCTTTACGATGAGTCGTTTGCCTCACGTAGAGTTCTTTGTGCAGGGTATCACATTACCCGATATCTCTTCTTCGCCTGTAGAAAGAGCAACACCTTTTAAGACACTTTACTTACCTGCTGATAAAGTAGAGTTCGGTGATCTTACACTCTCAGTATTAGTAGACGAAGATTTATCATCTTACTTAGAGACATGGCGTTGGTTAATCTCTTTGACTAAACCAGAAGGGTTTGAGCAATACGCAAATCTAATCGGTGCAGGCGGCGATGGTATCTATTCAGACGGTACTTTGACTGTACTAAGTAGTAAGAAGAACCCGAATGTAGAAGTTACATTCAAAGACATGTTTCCCGTGTCCGTTGGTAGTATCGCACTAGCAACAAATCAGACAGACGTTACACCACCAGTTGTTGATATGACTTTCAGATATACATCTTACGATTTTAGAATTGTAAATTAGTACTTGACTTTATAGCGAAACCTGCTATAATACAACATGGTTATTTTATGGAGAAGTGAATGAAGATCGAAGAGATATATGAAATGTGGGCAAAAGACAGCGAGATCGATCAGACGAATGTGTCTGGCGAGAGTGCAAACATTCCCAAACTACATAACAAATACTTCCGTGTCTACATGGAAGAAGGCATGAAACTCAAGCAGTTACGTGCTAAGTATAAGCAATTGAAGTTGCTTAAAGAACAATACTATCGTGGCGAGTTAGATATAACTGAGCTACAACAGTATGGATGGGAACCACAACCTCTAAAGATACTACGAACAGATATCAGTACATACATTGATGCAGATCAAGATATGATTAATCTGTCACTAAAAGTCGGTATGATTGAAGAGAAGGTGAACTATTTAGAAGCAATTATTAAGATGATAAGTAATAGAGGGTTCCAGTTAAAGACTATTGTTGACTGGGAACGATTTAGAACTGGAGCGATGTAATATAGTATGGAACAAGTTCACGTAGAAAAGATTGATAATGTACATGTCAGAGTAAATGCTGAAGCATCTGTAAAGATGGAGATGAGCGGTTACTTTGAATTCTACGTGCCTGGTTATAAGTTCATGCCCGCATACAAGAATAGAGTATGGGACGGCAAGATTAGACTTATGAATACAATGACTGGTATGATCTATGCTGGTCTGCTTCCTTACATTATTAAGTTCTGTAATGATAGAGACTATGAAGTCGAAGTAGATAGTTCACTCTTACCAGAAACAAAGTACTATGAGAATGCTGGCTATGACTTAGCAAAAGACTTTGATAGTGCATTTGAACCTAGAGACTATCAGAATGATGCTGTAGCACACGCACTATATAATAATAGATCATTGTTTCTATCACCGACAGCATCAGGTAAGTCTTTCATTATATACTTACTGTCTCGCCATCATGTAGAGCAAGGTCGTAAAGTTCTGATCGTTGTACCAACAACATCACTTGTATCTCAAATGTCATCTGACTTTGTAGAATATAACAAGAACAGACCGCTAGACATTCACAAGATTATGGGTGGGGTTGACAAGAACGTAGACGCAGACTATACTGTAACAACGTGGCAATCTATCTACAAGTTAAAGAAAGATTGGTACGAGAAGTTTGATGTTGTAATCGGTGACGAAGCACACTTGTTTAAAGCTAAGTCACTAACTAAAGTACTAGAGAAGACACCGCATGTCAAGTATAGATATGGCTTCACTGGTACATTAGATGAATCACAGACACACAAGTTAGTACTAGAGGGACTGTTTGGTCCAACTAAAGAAGTAACTGAAACTAAAAAACTAATCGATGACGGCACTCTAGCAGAGTTCGGCATCAAAGCACTTATTCTAGGATATCCACCAGAAACGAGACAGATAAATAAGAATAAGAGTTATCAAGAAGAAATTGACTGGATTGTTCGAAATGAAGCACGTAACAAATTTATTAGAAACCTTGCGTGGTCTCTTGAAGGCAACACGCTTATACTATTTCAATACGTTGACAAGCATGGCAGAGTTTTGCACCCGCTCCTTGAGAAAGATGGAAAAGTCGTACATTTCATTCATGGGGGAGTTGGAGCAGAAGATAGAGAAGCAGTACGAGGCATTGCCGAATCTACTTCAGATAATATCATACTGGCTAGCTATGGTACCTTTTCTACTGGTGTTAACATTAAGCGTCTTGACAATATTATCTTCGCTAGTCCTTCTAAATCTCGCATACGAAATCTCCAGTCGATTGGTAGAGTTCTCAGAAAAGGTAACGGAAAAGATAAAGCAACGCTATATGACATAGTAGACGATCTTCAATGGAAAACAAAAGAAAATTTCGCAGTAAGACATTTTAAGGAAAGAGTAAAGATATACAGTGATCAGGGTTTTGACTTCAAAATCTATAACGTAGACATTAAGGGATAATTATGCCGAATTACGTAACTATTAAGTTGAAGACAGGTAAAGACCTAGTGGGTATCATAGAGCATGACGAAGAAGAGTTCGTTATGATAGACTCCCCTTTAGAAATTAGTATTGATCCAGTACACGGAATGTTCGCTAAGTCTTGGTTACTCCTCTCCGAGGAGAACTCCGTTGTCTTATATAAAGAAGATATATACTACGTGCAATCCGCAAACAACAAAGCAGTCTCGTACTACGAAGACTTCAAAGCTAGAATAAGTGCTTCATATGATGAGCCTGACATACTTACAGATGATGATTATGCCTCAGACTTAGAAGAGATGTATGAAACATTACTTGAATCAAGATCATCAACTAAACATTAGATTAATTCATAAAAGCATTAATATTATTATACACCAAAAGAATCAACCTGTCAAGGGCAAACCGAAAAGAAAAATAATACTTGACAAGTTCCCTATAATATGTTATATTAACAACAATATATACCAAGTGAGGTGACCTATGGCAAGAGCAAAGAGAAATTACGTCAATAACCCTGAGTTTTTACAGGCTATCATTGACTACAAACAACAATGTAAAGATGCAGAGGAATCGGGCGAACCGAACCCTCAGATACCGAATTACATCGGTGAGTGCATCTATCAGATATCAAATCGTCTAGCAACTAAACCTAACTTCTCAGGCTACACATACAAAGAAGAGATGATTAGTGATGGCTTAGAGAATGCTATTCAAGCACTAAAGAACTTTGATCCACAGAAATCTAGCAACCCATTTGCATACTTTACGCAAATTATTTGGTATGCTTTCCTCAGACGTATTGACAAAGAGAAGAAACAAGTGTATATTAGACACAAGGTTACAGAGCAATCTGTACTCACTGGTACTGCCGTCGAGAAAGAAGAAGGCGCATCAGGTGAACCTGGTTACATTGACCTTAATAATGACTACATGAATGATTTCGTATCTAACTACGAGAAGCGAATGGAAACAAAAAGCAAGGCTCAGAAAAAGACAAAGAAGAAGGGGCTTGAAAAGTTTTACGGTGAAGATGAAGGTACTACTGAATGAAGATTGCTATACTAAACGATACACACTTCGGTGCAAGAAACGATAATGCTGTAATCGCTGAACATCAGAGAAAGTTCTACGATGAAGTTTTCTTTCCTTACTTGAAAGAGAATAACATCGATACTATCTTTCATCTAGGCGATTTGACAGACAGACGTAAGTACATTAACTTTGTAACTGCGCAGACTATGCATGATGTACTATTCAAACGGTGCCAAGAAGACGGTATCAAGATGTATATCATTGCTGGTAATCATGATACGTATTACAAGAATACAAATGATGTCAATAGTTTACGTCAACTCTATGGTCACACATCACTAGAAAATCTAGAACTATACTGGGAGAAGCCAGTTGAGCTAGACATGGATGGGTGTAAGATCATGCTAGTCCCTTGGCTATGTCAAGAGAACTATGAGGAGTCGATAGATGCTATGAATTCAACGAAAGCACAGATACTCATGGGTCACTTTGAGATCACTGGGTTTGAGATGGATAAAGGTCATCTGTGTGATCATGGTATGGATCGTAAAGTCTTTCAGAAGTTTGATGGTGTGTACTCAGGTCACTTTCATCAACCGTCCACTATTGGTAACATATCTTATCTAGGTGCGCAATATGAGATGACTTGGGCTGATCATGCACAGAAGCGTGGCTTCAATGTCTTTGACACTGATACCCGTGAGATGACGCATATTCAGAATCCAAATCAGTTATTTCAT